GGCTTGAGAGATGACAGCCATCAGGTTGCCCCCCTTGTCTTTTCGAGTTTGCGGAGCCGTCGCTCTAATGACTTCAGCATCCGGTCTCCCATACGCTTGTCGAGTCCTCGAAGATGCCTCTCAGCGGTCCGAGTCAAGAATCGATCTCCCCGTGTTCCTGGAACTTTGACAGAATATCTGGTTCCGTTTCGACCTCTGATCCGCATGAAGAAGGGTCGCCGGCCGAACTCGATGATATGTGCGAGGTTCTTCCTAGAGTTGAATCCGCGGTATCGGCCGGAGCCTTTGCCTTTGATCGCGACCCCGACCCGCCCGACGAGTTCTCCCCTCTGCTTTCGAACCGTCCGATCGATCTGAGCCTTGAGCGCTCCTTCGTCTCGAGAGGCGAGAGATCTAGCGGTCTGCTCCATCTCCTTTGTCTCTTTGGTGATGGCGGCACGACGGATCTTGTCCGCCTCTTTCTTTCCAAGTTCCGAGAGAGCCCGCTGAAAGGCCGCTGCGCCTTCGAGCTGGATCTGGACATTCAGATCTGCGACTCCCATCAGACCATCTCCCGCGCTTGAATTTCGATCATCTGGTCGATCTCTCGGCGGTTGAGGAACTCGACGACCTCGAAGGTTCTGGAGTCATGCACCAGGCGAGACGTCGCGGAGACGTTCGAGGTGAATCTCATCGTGATCTTGTGAGTAATCCGAGCCTTCGTCTGGTCAGCGTTCTGAAGCTCTGTTCCCCGTACAGGATCAATCGAAGCGAACACAGTCTCAGCGGTTGAGAAGGACGCAGAACGGCCGCCGAAGTTGTCGACGCTCATCGATGGATTCTGGATCGCGACCCGGTGTCTGAGAAGGCCGGCCCGCATCAGAAATACTCCGCGACCCGATACTGGAGGATCAGACGCTCGACCCCCATGGGGACCGGAGCAAAGGTGTTGCCCTTCGGATCGACTGCTTCGCGATGCTCGTAGTAGTGAGCCGCCAACATGAGGACCGCTTGGATCAGAGGTTCAGGAACATCAGTCGAGGCAGTCCCGTAGCCGGCGACCGCGGTGATCGTGACCGCTTGCTCTTGATCGAGAGTCGACGGCCATTCTTGGCCCGACTTGAGATAGATCCTTCCAGGGTCTCGAATCGTGTCGACCCCGTAGACGCTGGTCGCGAGGGTCTGAGAAGCCCCATCGGCGTCCAAGTATGCGATCGATGTCACCGAGCCCAGAGGGGAGACTGGGGAGTAGATGACGTCCCCATGAGGGAACATGTCGAAGGAGAAGGTATACGTCGCGTTGATCAGTTGCCGGCGGGTTTCGTTCTCGACGTAGTTGGTCGCTCTGGTGATCAGAGACGCGATGACAGCGTCCTCGTCCGAGTGTGTGACCCTCATCCAGAGTTTGGCGTCTGACGTTGAGACGACGGCCGCTGAGGGTCCGGTCGTGATTTTGAGCCCGTAGTCGTGTGAATTCATGCGGTCCTCCCCCTTATGTTCGGCATAAACGAAGAAGGGGACCCCGAAGGGTCCCCAGAGGGTATTTGGATGTCAGGCTAGGTTTAGCCCATGATCAGGACTTTACAGGCCGCGGTGTTAAGGAGTTCGCCGTCGTTGAAGGCGATACCCCGGACCCCGACTTGGCCGGAAGCCGCGAAGAGTTCGTCCAGACGGGTGAACTCGAAGCCGCCGAAGTCGACGATCTGATAGTAAGAAGTGTCACCAAAGAGGATCGGCTTCGTACCGCTTGCAACAGCGGCGACGTTGTCCGACTCGTATACCGGCTTCCCGAGCAAGGTGTCAGGAGCCGCGCCGAGACCCGGCGTCCAGAGGTAGTTCAAGGCGCCCGAGGTCGTCACAGGGTTCTTGAGCTGGCGGAGCACCTTTGCTGCTTCTGGACTTACGATCCAGTTCGCAGTTGGAGCGGATCGGTATTGGACCGCGACGGAATAGAACAGATCGATGATCTCGTCGCCGGTGAAGGCAGCAGCCGAGTCCGCGATCTTGCCGGTCGCGGCGTTGTCGAAGATGCCCCGAGGAGCGTTCGAGTTGTTGCCGGTCAAGAAGCCAGCAAGTTCAGCGGTCGCGAAGGACCGAGCAAAAGAAGAAGCGATGTATTGCTCGAGTTGAGCCGAGGAGAAGGTTCCGGTGTAGTTCAGGAGTTCTTCCGAGACCTTCATGATCCGAGCCAGACGGACAGGGTTAAAAGTGACCTGTCCGAAGGTGTGATCGCTCTCGTCGATTGCAGCCCCTTCAGCGCCGTATGCGGCGGTTCCGATGCTGGACTCGGTCGCGAATGCGGTCTTCTGGGAGACCTCGACGACCGTACCAATCTGACGCATGAAGTTTGCTTCTTCGCGAAGTTGGCTGATTTGTTGGGAGACTTGGGTTGTTGCCAAGTTGCCGCCGGCCGATCCAGTGCCGATCGACAGAGCCCGAAGTTCCCGGTCTGACAGACGCTCGCCGGAGATGTTCTTCAAGAATGCGTCTCGGTATTCTTCAGAATCAACCGTGACAGCGCGCTCTTCGACTTCTGGGGTCAGGTCGACATTTGCCATCTCGGCTTCCCGAGCTGCGGTTCGTTCTTCCAGGGAGATACGATCTTCGAGGCCGCGGATTTCGGACTCGATCTTCTCGAATTTCTCGGTCTGGTCAGCGTTGAGGTTGGCGGAGCCGTCGTTCTGAGCGGCGTCCAAGATCGAGCGCTGTTCCATGATCAGAGCGGCGCGCTTCTCTTTGAGTTCGTGAATCTTCATCTTTGAAGTTCCTTTACATGAGGGGGAGGGGTAGGAGAAACAGCCCGCGACGATCGACGGATCGGGTTGGTCTGAGATGTTTAGGCCGGACGATCGACGGATCCCGCTGGCAGTTGCCAGACCTAGAAGACCTGGACCGAGCGAGAGCCCAGCCCAAGCCCGGAGGGTCGAGATTCTGTTCGGTCATCCCTCGTTCATGAGGACGCGAAGTCTGGCGATCTCGACGGACATCCCTCGATCTCGGCGACAGTGTTCCCGATTGAATCGACGGACAGCGACCGAGGTATCCTCATAGGCTGGGAAAGAGACGACGGAAACGTCGAAGAGGTCGAGGTCGTTGATCTCTCGGATCGCTTGGCCCTCGTCTTCTCTCCATTGATCGTCTCGGACGACGAAGCCGAAGGACATGGAGTCCAGATCTCCGCGACGGATGCTCTCGATGGTGTCACGGCCGACGCTGGTGTCGGGAGGATCAATCTCGACTCGGAGACCGACTTCGTCGACCAGCATTCGGAGAGTGCCAGACTTGGAGCGGCCGAGGATCATCTTGGGATCATGATCGACCAGAGCTCGGACATCATGCTCCTCGACAAGAGCCCGATCGAAGGCGCCCGGCTTGATGATCTCTTTGAACTGGCCCAGATCTCGAGACTCAGAATCGAAGACCGAGGCATAGCCGACGATGGTTGGAAGTTCCGATTCGTCATCGACAACGATCGCCCGAGAGGTCCGGACTTCCAGGGTCTTTGGGTTTGCTTTGCGGTTGTATCCCATATCTCCCCCAGCAACACCGGTCAGAGATTCGTACTCTCCATGTGTCGAGCATGGCATGAAGATAGTTTCGCCGTCGACGGTCATCTGGTGAGATCCCTCGCATCCCAGAGCCTCCGCTCGATCGTTCGCTTCTTCTTCGGTCGTGTATTGGTCGGTCCCGACCCGTGCGCGTTGTTCGTCCATGTCTTCGCCTTTCGTGCTTAGAGGATGTTCCTCGGGGAGGAGATCTGTATCGTGTTTGCCCGATCGGAAGCGAAGATTCCGCAGGGCGTAGAGGAAAGAATTGACTCGGGCGTATGCCCATTGTTCGGGTGAAGTGACAGTCGGCCGGACTGACTCGGGATTGGTCTTGTAAGCCCCGACTCCGCGGTCAAAGACCTTCTCGAGGGTTGCGAGCGTTGTCTGCTTCCGCGGATCATCTCCGACGTCTTCTTTGTGTTCTTCGAGTTTGTTCTCGAGACCCTTCTCAATTGCCGGCGTGAGTTGACGCTCCTCCAGCTTGACCTTCATCTCGTCGAGGATGTCGATCATGCGATCGGCGCCCAAGACTCCGACGGTTCCCCATTTGACCTGGGCGACGATGCCGGCGATGTTCGAGAGGTTCGGGGATAGGTCTTCGTCTCTGAACTGAGACCCGTCCTCGAAGTGCCGAGCGGCCCAAGCCTCTCTCTCTCGGATCCAGTCCAAGACCATCTCGGATTCGACTCCGCGGTTGGCCCGCTTCCAGATTTCGAAAGCGTCGTTCCCGCGAATGTTCCCCCCGGCTTCCCAGATCTCGGGGAAGTCCTCTTTGAGATCTCGAGCGTATTGGTGAGGGAAGACGTCGAAGTTCGAGTTGTCCAGAGAGACCTCGAGATCGTCGCCGCTTTTTGGGAAGTCGGTCGCCATCAGCGAACCGCCTCGATCCAAGATTTGTCCCCGGTCCGGTATGGATTGTGTCTGATGTCGGTCCGGACTGGGTAGTCGCTCCCATCGGGTTCGGTCACGTTATCGCCTTGGAGGATGAAGGACTCGCCCAGAGCGACGACCTTGTCGGAGAGACTGTTTCGAGAGTCTTCTGGGGATCGCCATCGGATCTCCTCGACCCCGGCCGCCCGGAAGAGTTCCAGGACAATCGCGCCTTCGGCCCGACGGAGTTCATCGTCCAGAATGTCCGCGGTGTGTCTGGTCTTCCAGCTAGCGATCGTGTTGGCGAGGTTCCCAGAGCCGCGAAGAGCCGCGAGAGATCTCTGAGACCTACGGGTCGCGAATCGCCGAGCCAAGTCCTCAAGGATCTCCTCTGGGAGTTGGATCCGCTCTTCCGTGTCGAGTTCGTCTTGGACCGTGAAGGAGAGACCTCGAGCGAGAGTCTCCAGAGTCGGGAGAATGAGAGAGAAGGCTTGTCGCTGGTAGTCGCCCTGGAAGAAGTCCTCGGCCCAGTCGAAGAAGGTCGTGTCGTCCCGCTTCGCATGTTCGCGAGATGCTGCTCGAGACTCAAGTCGAGCCAGTCTTTCGAGAGTGTCCAGCATCGCCGGCGAGGTTTGTTCCCGTACTCGAGAGCGATCGTCCTCGACTGCTCGGATCTCCAGAGATCGCATCTCTTCCGGCATGTCGGGCTCCTCGTTCGGTGTGAGTGCTTCCATGTTCAGAGGTGTGAGATACTTATCGCCGATCTCGCCCAGAGGATCCAAGTTCTCAATCGCCCGGATGTCGTTCGCCGAGAGGAAGCCCGCTTGCCGGCCGGTCTGGTAAGCCTTGAATCTTGTCTCAAGATCGCCGCGGAGAAGGTGATCGAACGAGAACTCGGCGTAGACGTCGCCGGCCGAGGGGAGAAGTTTGGACTTGATCTCGGACTCGATTCGTCTGGCCCAAGGTGTCAGGGTGTGAACGACGAAAGCCCGATTCAGTTCACCGATCGACCCATAGGATCCGGCGTTCTCGAGGTCGGCCAACATCGACGGAGGGACCCGGAAGATCCGAGCGATCTCGGCGACTTGGAAGCGACGAGTC